CTTGATATCCTATTACTCCTTCTTTTTTTGGATATCCGTCTGGTCTACGTTCTTTTACTACATATCCTTTATTAGCAAAATAATCGAATACTTGACCACCGTCCATTGTTTCGTTTACTTTAGCTTCAGGAATAGGTTTTTGTTTCTTTTTAGGTTTTCTAAATGCATAAGGTGTTAAAAAAGCACCTGCTGCCCCAGATGTTGACATTTCATCTATTTCTTCTTCAGTTAACTGTCCCTTTAATTGGGCATAAAATGCTGGGTATTCTTTTCTTATATGAGTTCTAAATTTATTAAATTCTAATCTTAACTCATCTGCTATACTTCTTAATACTTCATCATCTCTTACAGATTCACCTTTAACTAAGTTATTAGCTGCNTCTTTAGTTGCTTTAAGTTGTTTAATAAGTTCACTGAAGGAAGGTAATTTAACTACAGTATGGGATATACCACCACCTTCTGATTCATAATCAGCATCTGTTTTAAAATAAGTATCACCATCGTCTGATATAAAATCTCTATCATCCCATGGACCATACCTTTGTTCAATCCATGCTTTTAACTTTGGATCAATATCTTTTCTTTTAGCTTCTGTAACTAATTTATATATTTTATTTACTATATTATCCATTAGCTACTGTTAATTCTTCTAATAATGTGTGATATTGTAACAAATCAACTAAATGTGAATTTTTAACTTTTGTTCTTTTATTTAATTCAATAATTAATTTATCTATTTCTTGAAGTTTAATTTTAGTTACATCGTCTTTAACTCTTTTAGTTGCTGATCTAATTTTTGTTTTAATATCTAAAATTTCTTTATTGTAAAATTCCTTTAATATAGGACCATTATCTACTGAGTTTATGAATTCTTTAAGAATTAATTTTTGTTTAGAATTTAAATTATTATACTTATTATTAAAATTTTCAAGTAGAACATGGTATGTTAATGTACGTAAATCTTTATCATAAGATTTAAATTCTTCTAACACAACATCTTTAATTTTTAATGAATTTACTCTTTGATTTGTTATATGTTCTAATACACTAATTTTATTTTCTACTATCTGATTTGTATTTACAGATTTTGAAGTATTATATATTTCTAGCAATGTATATAAGGAAGCTTGTGCCTTATAATCTACAAGTTTTGTTTTAAATAAATCTTCTACATCATAATGAGATTTTAATTCTTTAATTAAATTATATTTTTCATTTTTTAGTTTAGATCTATTTAATTTTTTAGATTGTTCTAAAATAGTATTAAGAACTATTGTTGCCTTTGACTCTGTAAGTTTTTTATCTTGAAATAGTGTTTCGTATAATTTATACTCTTTTCCTAATTCTGTATTTACAAAATATTCTTTAATTATCTTTATAGCAGGTGAACTTACCCCAGATAATGTGTCCCCGGTAATTTTTTTTACTAGGATCTCAAATAGGATACCAGTATTTTTAAATTTTGAGTGTTTTATATACATCAATATTTATTTTAGTATAAATATATGGGAACTATTGTTCCTTTATATTTGATTCATCAAGAAGCGAACTTTTCGTTTCGTTTTGTTCAAATACTAACTTTTTTTCGTTAGGTATTGATTTTAATATGTTTTGGTGTTGAAGAAAATTTAAATTTCCTTCTAAAGCTAATGGGGATTTATTAGTATCATTAACGTCTTTTTTCATACCTTTAACTCCTAATCTATCTTTACCAAAATTATCATCTTGGGTATTTCTTTTAGTTACTTTTTCAGTTGGTCTTCCTAAAGGTGATTTATCTTTAGTTCCATCTTTATACCCATCAGGCACATTACCTGGGTCTGAGAACATTCTACCACTACCATATAGCGAAGCTAAATCATGAGGTGTACCATATGATTTACCTGTTTCAATAGGGTCGTTACCTTCTGCTTCTATTTGATCAATTCTAAATTTACGTTTAGCATCTTCTCTAATTAAATCTCTATTTTCTTCAAAAGTATCTTCACTTAAATGGAATATATGTTCGTAAATCCAATCTGTAGGCATTAATTTAGTATCTACCATTTGTTGAGCTAGATCAACTTTATCTTTCATTAATGCTATTCTTTCTTGATCATAAATTATAGAAGGATTAGTTAAAGATAATTCAAAGTTTCCTAACTGTTCATCTCTATAACCTTGGGTATATAAATGGACTAATGCTATCTTATATAATTCTGATACTATAATTCTTTGAATACGTTCTATTGTACGAGCAAATCTAATATCTTGTGCTGCTAATGTAGCTTTACCATCTGTGTTTTCATCATAACCCATGAATGCTTTTGGAACTTTTAAAGCTGCGAATAGTTTATCTCTTAAATATTCAACATCTTCAATTCCATTCCATTGTAAACCATTTAGATTTTCTATTTTTGTTGCCTGGTCATTTCCTCTAATTGGTATATAATAATCTTCTAATATGTTTTGCATGTTATATTTAAGATTATATTCACCTGTTTTTTCATCAACAAACGGAGTACGCTTTAGTTTACTTAAAGTTTTTTCCATAAAAGCATCTACCTCATTAGGAGGTATTGAACCTACATTCATGTAAAAAATACGTTTTTCAGGTGCACGGACAATTCTATGAATTAACATAGCATCTTCCATTAGTACATACTGTTTAAATATTTTTCTTGCTGGTTCTATATATGATCTACCATAAGGTAGAAAATTCATATCTGATAATAATCTGAAATGAGCCATTTCATAATTATCAAATATTATACCCCCAGCTTGATCCCCTGAGTTTGGAACATTATAATAACCATAACTTGAAGTTGATACTCCATCTGGTTCAAATCTATATTTTACCTCTGCTGGGTTTTGTTTTTTCCCATCTTCACCATATCCTACACCACCTTCAATTCTTTCAATATGAAATGCAGTATAAGGGATAACATTATATACCCCAAACTTTTCTGCTATTTCTAACTTTAAGAAAAAATCTCCATACTTACACATATTTCTTATCCAAGGCCAAAGATTAAATTCCACATTTAACACATCATAAAATAGATTGTATAGAATTTTTTGAATATCTTCGTCGGCAGATTTTATCTGTAATACCTCACCCATATCATTTTTTAAAGTAGCTTCATCAGCTATAATATCTAAAGCTGATGCTATAATAGCATCTTGGTCCATTGAATCATAATCTGAGTATAATAAAGGACGCATTGCCTGGTAGTTAAATGATAACTGTTGACCATATATAGAAGTACCGGCATTAGAGTATATCCTATTAAATCTATCTACTAACGAATTTGTTTCTAAGTTCCCGGTTTGTTGGGCTTTATTAACATCAAAAACTTTAAGTTGATTTCCCCCATCATTACGAATAATTACATCTGTTGAAAATAACCTTTGAAGTCTTGAAAATAAGCTTGTATTTGCCATTATTTTATTTTTTTATAAATATTATAGTAACCATTCTATATTATAATCTTTACCGTCTATTTTAGTACTATATGGATTTTTAGCACTGTTTGACGAATAACCCCCAGAATATTGAACATTATTACTTTTTACACTATTTAAAGAAGCTCTAGTCATATCTAAACTTTGTTGTTGAAACTTCAATGAAGTGTCTCGTAGGAACATACCAATCCCAAATGACATAACCAAGTCATCGTTGTAGCCACTTTGAGCTTCTGGTCTTCCATTTTTCCAAATAAATACTTTCATTTCTTCAAGTAAACGTTTTGAATGTATTGTTACCGACCTATCACCTACAAATTCTCTAAACTTATTTATACAAAGAGGTCTAGTCCTCATTGACATAGTAAAACCCGGAACCATTTCTGAATTACCTTCAAATACTCTTAAATAAGATTCTGCTGTTAATTGATCTGATTTTGGGGATTGGTATAAATTTTTATACCCCCTTTCAATAATAGCATCTAATGTTGCCCATCCTATATTAGCATTTTCTACTACTAACATAGCATTATTATATTCTGTAGCTAATCCTGTAAGGAAATACCCAAATTCTTTAGGTGGCATTTGACCCCTATATTCTGCTACTTGAGTATTTGTTGCAATATCCATAACGTGACATGCCGAATAATCTTTCCCATCCCCTCTAGCTACATCAGCTACTACCATATATTCTCTAGAATAATCTGCTGCTTCCCAAATCCATAGATTTTGATCTACTCCTCTCCTTTCCATTGGATCCTTTATTGTTGTACTACTTACAAAATCAATCCATTCAGAGTGAAATACTATATCACCTGATGTGCTAAAATCACAATCACATTCTTGTGAGGCCATTCTAGGATCACCTAATAATTCATCTTGTCTTTTTCTCCAAGCTTCATCTCGTTCAGGGTGTACATGCCATGGTAATTTAATAGGTAAAAAATCATTTTCATTGTTTTCAGCTGATACCCATGTTTTGTGAAACCAATTTCCAGTACCATACGGAGTACTTAATACTATAGCACCACCCCCTGTTGCTAGTGTTTGTTGAGCTGATGCCCATATTTCTCCAATTTGGTCAATAAAGGCTGCCTCATCAATTAATAGTAATGATACTGCTTCTGATCTACCAGCATCACTACTTGCAGATGTTGCTTTAATTATTGAACCATTGTTAAGTCGAAGTGATAATTTATTATTTTCTTCAGCTGGTATTTTTAACCATGAAGGTAAATTATCATACATAAATTTTACCTTAGTAACCATATTACGTGCTGTTTCCTGTTTAGTCGCAATACATAATACATTTTTATCTTTATGAAATAACATTAACCATAAAGAGTATCCAGCTGATAGTGTTGATATTCCTAATTGTCTAGATTTTAAAATAATTGAATATGGATTTTCTTGCATTAAATGCAATACTTTTTCTTGGAATGGGTATAAATTAAATAATATTCTTCCTCTTTGAGGATGTTGGATATTACAGTACTTTTTCATAAAGTGTGCAGGATCTTTAGCACATTTTATATATTCTTGTCTTATTATTTGTTTTAAATCTGACATTATTTATTTCCTATTTTCCAATATAATCTACCAGATATTACAGGTTGGAAATTTTGATTAACTCCTAATCCTAACCCATACATTTGTTTTTTCTTATTTTTGTATAATAATTCACCTCCAACATAATTTAACTGGTCTGATCTTCCTTGTATTCCTATACCCCAATAAAATTCTCTATTATTTAGATAAATTTCTTCAGTTATAGTTGTTGTAGGTATTAAAATATTGGATTCAACTGCTCTTTTCCAAACTGTATTTTTATATATAGTATCTGTTATTGTTATAATACCTAAAGAATCTAAATCAATTTCATCTATAAAAACATTTTTAGCATAATAATCTTTTAATACTTCTAAAGTATCAATAGGGGTATTAATTAAAATAGAATCTATTTGAGTAACAATTTTAGTTTTCCATTTAGGAACATATACTTCTTTTACAACATTTATAGTATCCCACTTAGTTTCTGTTTTTGTAATAATTTTAGGCTCAGTAATAGTTTTCCCCCCACCACATGACCTCATAAAAAAGATAATAGCCACTAATGCTACAATAAGTAGCGTTTGAATATTTTTAAAGAAGTCCTTCAATCTCTTTTTTAATTTTTGTTAAAGTTTTAAGTCTATCCTTTAACTTTTCTTTTTCACTACCTTCAGCATCTTTCCATTTTTTAGCTGTGGATTTTAATTCTGCTGATGTTTGTTGTAGTTTAGAAGCTAATTTTGATATAGAGTCTCCCTTTTTAGCAGATTTCATTGCTTTTTTATCCATATCATCTTCATCTTCATCCTCAAACACAGCTGTAGGGGCAACTGGGATATTGTATTTATCTATTGTTTGATCGTCATATTTATGATCTACATAACCATCATCTTGGAATTGGCCTGTATCATTTCCTTCTCCTAATCCTAAATCTTTAGTTAATTGAGCTGTTTTTTCTAATTCAGCATTATAATCTTGTTGGGCCTTAACATCTTCTTTAGATGCTTCTTCTAAAATATCAAGTATTTCTTCTTTTATAGCCTTTTTAAATTCTGATCTTTTCATTGTAAGAGTATTTTGTTATAAATATCACAAAGAAACTGCTTGTTTAACTAATTCTATACGTTCTTCAGTGGATCCTTTAATTTCTATTAAATTTTTAATTTTATGTCTATATTTAATAATTAATAATTGGATATTCTGATCAATTAATTTTCTATACTCTGCATTAGTTTCTCTAACACCATTATTTTCTATTTCAACTCCTTCAGGTGAAACATAAAATACATAATCATACTCATCTAACATATTATTTGCAAAACTACAAAAATCATCTGCCTCTAAATAATTCATAGATTTTGAACATTTAGCAAATGCCATTACATCAATAATTGTTCTATCTGTTATGATATTATCTTGCATTAATTCACTTGCCCTTTCAGCTAAAAATACTGCTTGACCCTTAACTGTTGAATCTGTATTTAATGGTATACCCATTTCCATAAGATACTTAGAACGTTCTGTTCTAAATTTATAATCTTTAAACTCTGGTAATTTAGCTAAAGCATTAACTAAAGTTGTTTTACCTACTGACATTGTGCCACAAAAACCTATTTTCATATTAAAATGGTAAATTTAATGGATCTAACTGTGAAGATCCCATTCCTACTCTATAACTATCACTATCAAAATGTTGTGTTGATACCTCAAATATACAACTTCCTTCTTCAAGAGCCAACATTTGGTGAGGTTGACCTGGCATTAAGTGAATACAATCACCTTCTGTTACTTCAACTGATAACTGTTCTGCTGTTTCAGTATCAATGTATTTATATAAAAATTTTCCTTTAGAAATATACCATGCTTCATCTTTAAGTAAATGATAATGCATTGAAAAAGATTTACCTTCTTTAAATACTAATAATTTACCACAATAATGTTCATTATTAATAATCCATAATTCATGACCCCATGATTTTTTATGAATTTCTCCTTTATAGGGCATTGCTTGTAACGTATGTTCTCTCATATTAATTTCTATAAGTTTCTCCTTTAGGTGCTGATTGTTTGTACCAAGGTAATCCTTCTCTTTCTTTCATTATTTCTCTAAAATCTTCTTCTGAGTATTCAATTCCGCTTAAAAAGAAACCTTTTTTAAATTCTGATTTTTTATTTATTGGAACAATTGCCGGATGGTCCCATCTATGATGTTTCCAATGATCTTCACCTTCCATTTTTATTAGATAATGTCTTGCTCCTCTTGACTTAATAACTTTTTCTTCATATAATTTTTCACTGTTTGCCATAGTCTTTATTTTTTATTTACATTTTTATAATAATCTGTTCTGCTACTAATGTACCCTGTGCTCCTGATACTGTAATTCCTCTAGCACTTAATGCATCACCTACAAAGTGAACATTAGGGTATTTTGTTAAACTTAAATCTTCATAATTTACTAATGGTTCAGGTGATAGATATTTAATTTCAGGTACATACACACCCCAGTCATCTCCTAATGTAGGAAATACTTTTTTCATATCATTAATAAAATCATCAATGTACGTGTAATATCCTTGAAATGCTTCTCTTACTTCATCTAATGAATCAATTTGAACTGCACTAACGCCTATACCTTCAGATGTAGTAGTAGGTTTTCTTGTAGGACTATAAAATAATCCAGTACTTTCTTTTTGTACTTTTCCTACTAATT